TTAGGCGCTTGATCTCTGCCCCTCGGGAGTCACATTCGAAGCATATTTCTAAACTCATTCTGATTCTCCTATTAACTCATCACGGTTAGCGCACCAAGGGCAGCGTTCTAAATCAAAATCACCATGACCTAAATCAAAGTAAATCCCGCCGTTGTGACAGGACTCGGGGCAATCAGCCTCCCGCAGCGCAGCCTTTAGCGCCTGTATAGTCTCGTTATCTCCGTTACTCATATTTATATACCTTTATATAAAATAGTGACTGTCTTTTGTCAGACGGGCGCAGTCATTCCTTTAAATATGGAGCGAGGCCAAGGAATCAAACCTTGACATTCCAGAAACTCTTAGGCTCAGCGCTGATTATAAGAACTTCTATCTATTGCCGATCACGACAACCCCGCATTTTGGTGGGCCGAGTAGGACTTGAACCTACGACCGTCTCATTATGAGTGAGAAGCTCTAACCAACTGAGCTATCGGCCCTATTGAATTTGGGATGCTAGGACGGGCTGAATTTTATCGTTCCTAACTTTTATAAGAGTATCCTCTATACTTTGCTGCCGTAATATCCCCAAAACTTTAAGAATCTTTTTCTTTATCTTCTTCTAAAGAATCTAGAATAGTTTCTTGCCTCTTAGAAAAAATCATAAAATTCAATTCGGTTAAAGAATTTTGAAGTTGATCAAGAAGAGACATAAAATCCTCATATGTTTCATTATCCATTAGATTTTACCTCCTCAATAACTCTATCAAAACTTTCAGGCCATCCTTGATTCTGTTCTACACATACTGCTCTATAGCGCTTATCAGGTCTATGATACCCATCAAGAATTATATTACTATGAACATGACCATGTACACTAGGACACCCTCTAAGCTCTTGAGTATGTATAGGTGCATGACTGAACCAGACCCTATCAATTTTAAGGACTCCATAGATTTTAGTAAATATATGTCTATAGAGTTCCTCTGATTTATCATCGTGGTTCCCTCGTATTAATACTTTACGCCCCGGCCAGTTCTTAATACTCTCTAGCTTTTTAGCTGAGAAGGCTACGTCACCTAAGAAATAACATGTATCTTTAGGTTGTACAGTAGCTCTGTATCTTACTTCTAAGATATCATCATGCTCTTCTACACTATCTACTTTCTCTCCTAGTCTATTAGGTTCAAATTCTAGGATACTTTTATGTCCTAGATGCAGGTCACTTATTATCCACTTGTTCATTTAAAAATACCTGAGTTAATTAAGGTTGCTTATCAATATCTTTACGAGTTAATAATGTACGGTTAACTAATGCTAAAGATTGGGCTTGAGTCCTTATAGGTAAGGAACCGCTTTCAGGATCTCTAGCAATATGGTATATCATACAAGTATTACCTGAATTATGATTAACAAACCAATTAACAACTACGAACCCTATGTCTATGCATGCCTGATGGAACTCTAGAGGCTGTGCATTTGTTAGTACTACCTCTACTAAACGACTTGAGAAGTCATTTGTATATTTAGAACTGGTCTGTACTAGAGCTAAATTATAGAGTTCATCATAGATTTCATCTAAGTTAAAATGATCGTAATCGTAATCGTAAAAACCATAAACGTGACGGATTCCACAGCATTCTCCGCCGTGACTATTCACTCGTAGTGTCATTTTAAAATCCTATAGTTATTTTAAAGGTGAGAAGAGTAGTGTTTGCACCTACTATGCACAGCCGGTTAGCCGCCGCTTTACTCTTAAGCTACTTCTCTTATTTTAATGGACTGGTTTAAGCAGGGCCAGTATGCTATATAGTCTCTGCCGATTAATCAGAGTACAAAGGTGCAGGTTTATAATATTCAGGGCCTGCTTGAATTTCCTTTATCTAAAGGAGGTTTACTTTATAGTTCTGAATCAGGATCAAAGTCTTGAAACTCTGAGCCATCTGCTCCAGAGTACTCTACTAGATCCATAACCTGAACTGCCTGTAAATCAAGTCCTTGATAAGGCCCAAAAGCACCTACACCTGAGAACTCTTTATACTGAACACATACTCTAGAGCCATTACCTACTTGAACATCAATAGGGTTATTGTGTGCATCCCTAAGTTTAGGCATTTCATTAAGCCCTTTCTTACCCTCAACGTAACGCCGGATAACTACAGACTCTTCATTATTAGGGCCTACAGGTTTAGTTTTAAAACCTTTAGTCTTTAACTCTTCTAAGTCCTGCTCATCCTCTGGTACTACGTTAATAGTATACTGAGGTTGAAATTTAGTATTGGGTGTTTTAATAGCTGCCCAATAAGCTATACCATATAGTAACATATGTTTGGATATCTCCATAGTTGTTTTAATTTTTATTAGTACGAAGATCTTTCGTCATTCGTGTTTCACATCATGACATGTTTGGCAGGGAATGTCAAGCCCTATTTTTATTTTAATAAAGTTATACTTATTACTCCTTGGTAGTTATAACATGTAGTAACTTTATACCTCTTCAAAATGAGTAATATCCCTAGACACCCAAGCACCAAGACGTTCTTGTTTAATTCTAAGTTCTACAGCTTGTAGTTCTCCATCCATCTGACGTAGTTTAATAAAGTTCTCTAAAAACTCTACTCGATTACGGTGAGCATATACTTTACGCTGAAGCTTTTTCAATCCTCTTTGTCCTGCTCTAGCTGACTCACGATATGTATTAATAATAACTGTATTGAGGTTCATTACGCTTTCTCCTAATAAAATTAACTTACAATACGCCTGCTGGGGCAAGACTTTTAATACTCTAAGACTCCATAAGCTTTAGAATAATTTTACTACACTCAACAGCAATTTCTTGATGTTCAAGTTGAGTACCGTTACCTTCTCTAAGCTCTATATAGTGCAACCAAGATCTTAAAGAACCATTCATGTATAGTCTAGAACCTGTCATACCTTCAGGTAATAATGCTCTAGCTACCTCTTTAGCTATACCCTTTTCTAAAGCCTGAGTATAAGCTGAAAGACTTACATCTTTAACTTTCTTCTGTTGTTGTACCCACCACTCCATTAAGTCTTTATCATTACATTCAGTAGAGTTCTGCCTGTTCGAGCTGTCTTGCATTCTGGCAGGTCTCAGCGAGAATGTCAATCCCTCTTCGCTCGGGTCTGCGTAGCGTTGACTAAACTCTTGAAAAGAGAACGATCTATGCCTTAATATTTGCCTAGCTATATCACGAGTAGTCTCTATCTCAATACATATATTAACCATTTCAAATGGAGACCAGTGATTATTACGTTCTAAATAGTCTAGAAGTTTACCACTATTCATATTTTCGATTTGAGAACTAGGGTTACTTACTCTAGCTATATAGGCTACAAGTTCTAATAGATTTTTAGGTATACTATTATCTACTGGAATAGTATGAGAAATTAATTTAACTTTCATCCAATAAATCCTCAGTGTTTTCTTTACTAACTAATTTCAGTACATTATCTACTTTTATACTATCTTTTATTTTCGTTTTCTCTCTAAGTCTATCGAATATTATCTCCTTACGTTCTTTATACTCACTAACTAGTAAGTCATTATCATCTGCAAAGCTTTCATAGCAATCAGGACATAAATCAGTATTACCATCTTCAAACCAAGGTCGTGTTAATTCTCTCATGTTGTCTTCTGCTGGGCAGATTGAACATTTTATTATCATCATAAAGTTTTATCTTCTTTTTATTATTATTAAAACTAGGTAGGATTAATGAAACGCGGATTAGGCTCAGGAGTATCTGCATCAGAGTTTCTTGTAGTATATCGTTGTAAAGCTTCTGATAAATCTGATCCTGAACCCATAGATCTACCTACAGGGCTATTCTCTATATTATCTCTATTTCTATTTAGCTCTAAACCTAAAGGAACTACATACTCAATATAAGCCTCTAAGTAGTCAGCATATCTTCTTCTTTCTATAAAAGAATCTAGATATCTAAGTATTCTATTATTATTACTATTAATCAAATCTCTAGGTAGTTTATCATGTAATATTTCCACCTTACTTCTGTTAAGTAAGCATCTTCTACCTTGAAGAGCTATCCCTAATTCGTAGTCTGTATGAATATATAACTCCATAAAGTTATCTAAACGCTTAATATTTACATTCTCTCCATTAGCCTTTGTGAAGTTTATATCTATGCAGGATATAGAGGTATATACATGTGTACTAAAATCAAAACTACCCTCAGGTACAAATGTAGGTGAACTTTCAGGTATAGTATATGTGGGCAGAGTAGTATATGTGGGCAGAGTATCTTCACTAGCTTTAATATCTTCACTATAAGCCCTAAACTTACTTCCTTTTACTATATTTCTCGCCATAGTAAATAGAGGTACTTGGGCTTTTCTCATAGATATTCTACATTCATTAAGTAAATCTTTATCTTCAAAGTCTAAAAGTTCAGCAAGGCTAGGGGCATAATCTTTTACAAAGTCTACTATACCCATTTCAGATATACGTCTACATACTATATCTGAGTCCTTACTTTTACTTAACTCTAGTATATTATGCTTTATTTCACATAAAATGTCAACCCATTTATTTAAAAATTCTTCAGTTACAGGGAACTGAAGGTGTCTAAATTCTAAGGAGCCATAACTTGTTAAAGCTCCTAAATTAATACCTGCATATTTCATAGAATCACGGAGCATTGAGAAATTTATATTAGATATCTTTTCTAAGGTCTCAAATTGAGTATGAGATTCTAAAGCAGACAGGCAAAAATAATTACCCTTACGAGTAGGGGAACAAATAGATATTAACAAAGGCTCTAAAATAAAGTATACAGCAATGAGATTGACAAGTTCTCTTATAGTACACTGTGTCATATTAAGATGTACATGTACCCCACAGTTATCGCTGTCTGGATAGCGTCCTTTATTTAAAAACTCATAAGCCTGTTGGAGAGCTTTAGGTACTAAAGTATGGGGTATAGGTCTCTTTAAAACTAATTCATAATTAGGGCCTCTTAACGATCCATCTTGTTCTTTTCTCCAAAAAGATAGTTCTTTAGAGTCTGAAATATATTCTATTACCTCAGCTTCAATTTCTAGTCCTACATCACCTTCAGGACTAACTAGCCCTAACTCGTCTGTTAATTTTTTATCATATACACTAGTGTATAGGGACATCTAATTCTCCAAAATATTCTTTAAGATACATATGCTCATCATCTAAAATAACCATATCCTCTACTACTTTCCCTACTTTAGTAGTACCAAAATATACATTTATTACACCATTTACAGATACTAAAGCGCTCTCTCTATCGAAAGCATTAGACCTTATTCTCGACTTTAATGTACCTACTTTAACTATACACTGCTTAAAAGTAGGGTATTTATTATGTATAGTATTTTGTAGACCTTCAGAGAAGATTGTATTATGTTCTAAAAAACTAAACGTATCTCTACGTCTTCCGTCAGTAGGTGAAAAACTTACTAAATTACGGACATTAAGACCATGCCTATAAAATCTTACAGGTATTCTTGATACATATGTAGTATGATTACCATAATTTAAATAACCTAGTTTAGGGCTTTGTGTATTTATATCGTTATGTTTTGTAGATATCACAGAAGTATTTTCTTCATTTAAGTATCTACCTTCTAAGTTATGCTTATCTGAATCATAACAAATAAATAATCTACCGTTAACTAAAATTATAGCATTATTATATCTACTATTTATATCTTCATTAGCCATTTTATTAAATTGAAACAAGGCTACTTACCTCTTCTATCTGTTCTTTAGTTACACGGTCTAATTCTCTACCTGTATATATATCAGATAATAGTTTTTCACCTGTAAGCATCCTATTAAAAACTGTCTGAGCTATTTCAAACACTTTTTTCATAAGCTCTTCATCTTTAATCCAAAAATTAGATAAAGCCCTATACTCTACACCGTAAGATTTAGGTCTAAATGAACCCGCAGCACCATATAGCATTTTACGCTTCATTTCTAATTCTATATCAGAGTAGTGTAATGTTAAAACATTATAAAATACATCCAACTCTTTAACAAGAGCACAACAATCGAAGAAATGTTGAGCATTATTAGCTTCAGTATCGTCTGTCCATCCTAAATGTAGATGCCCTGCTGCCGTTCTAATATGAGATAGAGGACTTACTTTTTCTACGTCTTCGCTGTAAGCATTATAAGAAGGTTCACACCCTAACATCATAGCTTCATCTGGTTGTGACTTATAAAAGTCAGGAGTAATATCCACACAAGGGATTATATTAAACTCTAAGTTAGGAGGTATCATTTTTATTAATGATCTCATTACTGTACAGTTATTGTTTACAAAGTCTTCGACAGTCGTAGCAGGATCAATATTGTATTCTAAGGCTATACCATCGACCTGTACTGCTCCTTTATTAACAGGAAAGGGATGTACCTTAGTCCCCCTAATCATTGAAAATCCGGAAACAAGAATACCTGATCTATCTTTAATGAACAGCTCTGGATCTGCTCCTACTTTTAAAACCATAATTTATACTCCTCTTTTTGGGTCATAATACAGTTGTCTGAACATAGGAAACTACCATCAGGTTCCCAATAAAGCTCGTCAGCGTTTAGAGATAAGGGTTTATCACCACATTCTTTACAACCCTGAGATACTAGCCTATTCCAATCTTCTTCAGCAAGGTAGCTAGTCCCGATTTTAACGACTTCCCCTGTAGGTTTCTTTGCTGAAGATTTAAACTTTTTTTCTGGAAGTACCTTAGAAAGTATGTTTATACTTGAAGGGTCTAAAACAGGATCACCTGCTATACCTTGTACTGCTCCGAACCAGTTAACTACACCTCTTATTGTTACAGTATCTAGAGTTTTATCCTTAAACCCTTTGCATATCTCTAGTAAATCTTTCTGTCCATTAACATAGATTAATACTTTCTTTTGGGCTTGATGAGAATAACCTACTAATCTACCTCCTTTATCTTCATAAGAATCTAATATTGCGTATATTGTATCCCTAATCTTTAAAGGCCCTTTACTGTATATATTAACAGATTTACTTTGATTAGTAGGACTAGGTAATCTTTTAACATTAACATTTGTAATGTTACTATTATTAGGCTTATAATTACTATACCTTCCATAATATGTTGTGGTAGGGAAAGGGTCTATATAAGGTTCTAAAGGTCTAAGTTTAGGTTTCATCTCTTGTCCATGCTTTGTATTTTTAGGTATTACAAAGCTATGAAGAGTATCTTCTTTAAACATATAAACTTTATCATCTTTAAGATTACAATTTCTTGTGTTCTTAATAGCATATCTTAGCATATTAGGATCACTAGACCATACGAGAGTGTTGTAACGTTCTAAATAACCATAATGAAGAGGTCTCTCAGAATTCCGTAAAAAGTATAGTGTAGAATTACTTATATCATACCATACTAAAGCCGCAGCACCATCTAACTTTTCATAGGTAGCTTTAATACCATCGGTAGCAATACTATATATTAAGTTATCACTATCTACGTCAAAATCTTTATGCTTAGGAAGTAAACTTACATCAGATAACGTCCCATTATGTACCCCTACTATATTACTATGCATAAAAGGATGGGCATTCTCATGAGTAACTTTACCAAAGGTTGCTGCTCTATTATGTCCTACTAATACTGAATGAAAAGTATTCATAAAGCTTTGATATTCCTTAGTATCTATAAAATAAGGAGAAGGTTCTGCCATTTTAAGATAAGTAGTAGCTTGGCTATCATTATTTACTTTAATAACCCCGGTACTGTCCTTTCCTCGGAGTACATCAATAAGTAATAAAGAAGTAAAAAGTCTTTCAATATCAGAGGATATATATCCTGCTACTCCTACTATACCGCACATTTAGGTTTACCTCTTAAGGTCTCATATACTTTATCATTCAAATTAGTCATAACTCTTTCTGCCTCCTCATTAAGATGATTAAATTGTAACTCTGGATCTACTCCAGCTTCGCTCATAAAATGTGTATTATTAAAGGAAGAGGTCTTTATAATTTTATATTTATCCCTAAAACCTAAAGTATTCAAATGATAAGAAGGCGCTGACACTCTAGCTTTAAAAGCACTGAATACACCCTCTTTGCTCTTTTGATTAAAACTTTTAAGGTTTTTTATATGAGGTTTTCCTGTTACAATAAACTTATAAAGTCTATTTAAATCTATATAGTTATTAAATACATCATGATCGCTACTTAAATCACCTCTCATTATAGGATGGTACTTGGTATACTGACCCAAATAGACCGCCATAAGAGGATTATAGCCTTCTTTACGAGCTTTTATATATACTGATAAGAAATTTAGACATTCCCAAGGCTGCCTAGATATAATAAGAGCCATCATAGCCATATTACCAGCACAATTAGGATTAACCGCTATAACTTTATCACCTAATTCAAAATCCTTAAGCAAATAAGCATTAAAATATGGCATAACCTCTGAATAATACTGATCTAAATCTTCAGTAGTTAATTTAGGCTGATTATAAGAGTTATAAAGACTAGATATTACAGCATCTTTGTCTTCAATACCCTCACCAATAACGAAACCATGACATCCTGTATAGTATATTTGATTATAACAATCACTACCATAATCATTAAATGGTAAACCAAATCTCGCAGCTATCCAGATACAATTAGAATCCTTTCTAGTTTTATGTCTAAAGTTATTATTACCTATTTCTAAATAGTAATTAAGGTTATATAATTTATTATTTATCAAACCAATCTCCTGAAATAATACGAGGATAAGACTCACAATCATCTAAAAAATATACAAGACAATCACCATAACCATCAATATCTACTAAACGTCTTTCATAAAAATTAGGGTGGCCTTCTATTTGATCGCATCGAGCAAGAGCTACATCATCTATTTCATAGACTTCGCAGATTGTAGGCTTATCTACTACTCCTTTAATAATACGTACAGCAGGATAACCTCCTAAATCATGAATAGCTATATTGTTAGGGAGAAGTCCTTTTCCTAAATATATTTGAGTACTTAAAACGCCCGACCAAGAATCTTTAGACCTTAATGTACCATACACTGCTAATTTATGCATGTTTTAGTCCTATTAGTTTGTTTACTTGATTACTAAAAATCTCTAAAGCACTTATAATATTAAAACATTCCAACGTTGATTGTACTATTCCTTCTTCTTGTCCTATAATTATATTATAAACATTTCTACTATTATACAAAGTAATATGATCTCCTGTTATAAAGTTTTGATAGCGAGCTATAGGTTTATTGGGTTCCTTTATAATTTTCATACTCTAGCCCTCTCATTAATACAAGGGTGAATAAACTTAAGATATCCTCCCCTTTCTTCTATTAAAGGTATCCTTTCTTTACCATTAGTAATCATATAGTCTAAAGCTTTAGTCATGCACTCCTGTCTATATGGGGATGTTAGACTAGGGGCGCTGTTAATTTCGAGTACATAACAATTCCCATTACTACCCACCATAATATCGACTCCACCAAAGTCCAATGAGGAAAGGTTAAATGCTTCAATAGAGACCTTGACGGCTTTAAGGGGCCATGCGTCCCATCTGACATTTTCAAAATCTCCTCCTTGTGCTACGTTCCAAGCGATTGCTTCAGAGTTCTCTGGATTCTTTTTAGCTACTGCAATGCATCGACCTTGAGATACAAAGACTCTATACTCTGCGTCTTTAGGGATATACTCGGAAGCATACCAACCTTCACCGCAACGCTCAATAGCTGTTTGTAGTTGTACTTGGTTCATACAATAATATAACCTAAGTCCTCTACTATGGTGCTGAGGTCTTACAATACAAGGTAATACGATACCATGTCTATTAGAAGCGTTCCAAGTCTCAGGACATAATTCAGCTTCATTTAGTTTAACTCTAAATAAGCTTTTATCATTAACTTCATGAATAGCATGAGCAGTATTAATTACATTCTGTTGTCTAATGTTAGCTGTACAGCCCCATCGAATAACAAGATCACATTCAGGGGGTATCTGATGACTATATCTACGACTTATAATACCTGTAGTAGATAAGGCCGCTATAGCTGGTGTACTAGTTCTTCCTAGTTTTAAACGTCTTAGGATATAAGGATTTAAGTAGGTCATTATTACTCCTCACGACTATCTAGCTCCGAAACAAAGAATGAAATATTAGCCTTATGAGTCTCTATCATACGAGTAACAGCTACGCAAGTAACTGTAATTAGTACGTCCTGTAATTGAACTATACTATTCTGCTCCTTTTTAATACAATTAAGGACACCTTTTACATCTAAGAGCTTAATGTCCGTACCGTCAACAGTAACAACTGTTTTAATATCTAGAGCTGATCCTAAACTACAAGAATTACTTTTCATTTCATCTTCTCCATCTTCAATTATTAATGTCCATAAAGGGTTTAAATATTTACCATAAATATTAACTTTAAACTCTATTGAATAATTACATCCTAATGGTAAGAGTACTAGGGACTTATTTGAAATAGTTTTTACTTCAGCTTCATAAGTTTCACCTCTTTTGTGTAAACTAGTACTCTCACCATCTCTTATCACTAAGTATTTTTTCATACAAGCCTCTACATTTTTAATTTATAACTAAAACCACAGTAAGTATAGCTACCCATATTATAAAGTATAAGTAAAAGAGGTAACATAACAAAGCTAAATAAACTTGTACACCACACTACAGGCTCGTTATAAACATTATGTATATTTATCCAGTAAGCGTTAGAAAGTCCAAATACAATTACACACCCTATAAAATACAATAAAAACCATTCCATATAAATATCTCCTTAAGACTTAGCGCTAGTTTTAAAGTGTAAAAACATACAGGTAACTTGAGTAATAACTAAACCTACATTAACTAATAAACCCAAACCAGCAAAAAGAACAATAAACATTAAAACCAAATTTATACCTAAATAATATATACTAGGTATAGTGTATAAAACATTTCTAAAATCTTTTAAAATTTCCATATAGGTACCTTTTAATCTAAAAAGCCTCCAAAGGCTCTATTAGAACCTTCAGAGGAAAGTATTACTTAGGGGTTAAAGTTACCTTCTTCACTTTCAATCTCTGAATTACTAGGGCCTTTATCCCCATCGTCTTCAGTGTCTTCATATACTTTACTATCAATATGTAAAGCCTTTCTAAGTTTCTCTACAGCTTCAGGATCATTTAGATCTAAAACCAATAGATTCTCATTAGAAGAGGGCTTTTTAGTACTAACTGGCTCACTAGTTTCTTTAGAACTTACTCTGTCTACTGTATTCATCCCTACTTTATCTTTATCGTAAAGGTCTTTATAGACTTTAGGAAGACTCTTTAGTGCTCTAATCTCTTGGACTCTACCATGAGTTAAAGTATCTTTAGATATATTAGCATGATAATCAGTTATCATTGCCGCAATACGTCTTCCTTGTGCCCAGTCAGGCTTCTCGCCTTCTTGAAGACATTTAAAGCCTTTACCACTAAATAGATTACCTATACCTAACTTCTGCCTATAGGTGGCTTCTCGATCCGCTTCTAAACTACTATAATCAAAATTTGCTTTATTCATTGTGTATACCTTTTAAGGTTATGTTGATAAATAAGTAATATAAAAATATAATCCTACTAGTTTAAGGCATATCAGTTTCTCCTTATAAACGTGTGAGTGTATTTCTTTTCAGGTGATGCACTGCTGCCCTGACTTCCCACAGAACACCACAGTTGGCTGAGAATGTCCAGCCCTATTCGTGTGATATTCAATACAGGTATGTGCGTTATTCTATAGATTGCCAGTCAGCTTTTTAAAGGTTTTAATATAGAAGTCTACTAAATCGTTACTATACCACCCTATAAAAAATACTAATACAAGTATAAAATATTCAGGAAGACTTAAGTAAACCGATATAAGTGCTAGAGGTACTACATGTAATATGATACCTATAATATATTTAAATTTAAAGTAACTTTCCATTAATAAACTCCTGTTGTATTATTTAACATTATACGTAGAGTATTCCTAGTAATACAGGACTTTATACCCCAACTATCTACAATTTCTACTTCACATTTAGTAGGTATTTTATAAGGTTTCCTATAACTTATACAGGAAGATATAGGTACTGTAAGGTCTTTAGAACATTCAATCTTTTTAGGTCTATCTGAATTAAAGGATTGACAACCTGATAGTACTACTACTAATAGTAACATTAAACTTAAAGTTTTCATAACTCTATTACCTCTATAGAAGCCATCATAACATCTTCTTTTCTAATTACTTTAATCATATTAACCTCATTATAAAGTCTGTAATTTCCTTATTAAACCAACCTACTAAAAAGCATACAATATAACAAATAAAAAGACGAGTAAAACTTATTAAGTAATACTTAGATAAGTAATAAGTCATAAATCCTATACATATTAATAATATTATAAATCCTATAGTATATACGTCCATTCTATCTCCTCACTTCATATAATGGAGCGCCTTCAAAGGCTACAGCGCCTCCTACAGTAACACTCGCTAAGTTCATTGATGTTTTAGCCAACTCTACTAGGTCATTATTATCATTAACCATTTCAGCAGCTAATTGCCTTCTATCAGGGACTAAATAGGCTTCGTCTAGTCTTCCTACTGCTTTAAAGTTAACAGTCTCTATTTTAGCGTTTTCCATAGGGGCACAATAGGTCAACATACTCTTTACTAAAGGCATAGGCCCCATAAACTTATTACATATGGGTCTACAGGATGCTAAAGATCTTAAAATACTATTAGGACTTTTAACCATAATACATCTAGTATGGTCAGCACTTTTATTAAAGTTTAAAAGCCCTTCAATCATAGAATCAAAAGAAGAATCCTCTAGTTCTATATGCCTTACAGTATAGCGACCTTTGGATAAAAAGATTGCATTATGTTTATCAGGATTTACTCTGATATGCGACATTAAATGAGCTGTAAATTCTAAATAACTTGATGGCATGGTTTAGTCTCCATTTATTTTAATTGCTTTATCTAATAACTCTAGTACTTGTTTATGTGTATGGCTGTCGTTGAAAGAAGATATATTAAGATAACCTGTTGCTTTATATAAAATACGGGAAACATAATCAAGGTCATCACAATTCACTCCCTGTATATTCATAATAGCCCCTAGAACACAAAATTTACAGGCTTCAGGGCTTTTAGGATTAACACTTACTCCATTAGCATCTCTAGCATATTTTTCTGTAGTCCAATTATCAGGATTACGTATTAGATTTTTAGCTTTTTCTAACATAACTTTAACTGCTAAGTCCATGTATTTCTCCTTAATTACTATAAAAGTAGTGGTGTAAAGACTCTTTAGCTTTCCTTCTTAATATAGGAGTGACCTCTTCATAAGGTAAACCAAACTTTCTACTAGCGTAAAGCTTGTAAAAGTCTAAATTTTCCTTTTTAGCCTCTTTAAGTAAAATCTCTATATACATATAATTCTCTTTCTCGTTCTGTGTCCTATTCCTGCATAGTATTTAAGCATTTTTAATCGCCGTATCAAATAAAGCCATTACTTCTTGATGTGTATGGGTATCGTTAAACATATCTAAAGAAAGACCTCCGGTATTTTTCTCTAAAGCAATACGTGCTAACTCTGTAACACTATTCATCGAGCCATTTACCTTATAGATTGCTCCTACACTACAGAACTTACAGGCTTGAGGATCTGAAACACTAGTCTGCCACCCATCTATACCCTGAGCCATAGAGTTCTGAATCCAATTATCCGGGTTAGCTATAACCGCTTTAGCTTTAATCAATATATTTTTAATTACTAACTTTTTAAAGGGATTCATATCATTTAACCTCTGTAAACTCTTGAACGAAGGCTACTATATTACCTCCAAAGGATGTACCGCCATTGTAGTCGAACACATTGGCTTTAATGCCTTGAATACTCATTACAGCTTTTTCACAGGCTTTAAGGGGATTTTTACACTCCTTAGTCTGTATAACTTGTAGCTTAAGAAGTCCATCTTGGTAGTAAAAGGATTCATATTTACCTTTAGTCTCGGAAAGTACTTTACCTTGAAACTGAATCATATGCGTTAGCCTTTATATAAATATAGATTGTGGTGAAGAGGAGACCACAGAACATCACAGTTGGTCTCTCGTGTCAACCCCTATAATCGCAGGGGTAATTATTCAGGCGTTAGTTTTATTGCTCTATCAAATAAAGCCATAACCTCATTATGGGTAGCATTATCATTAAAAATATTTAACTTTAAATTCCTTCTATTAGTTTGTTTATTAGGTATAAACTTTCTAAGCTCTCTTAAGACGTCAAGCTGCTCTTCAATTCTTACTCTACGTACAGCCCCTAAGATACAGAAACTACAAGCTCTAGGAGATTTATAACTTACAGGTATCCCACTGCTATCCCTAGCATATTTATATTTACACCACTTTTCAGGGGTATCTATTAAACTTTTAACTTCTATTAAACTCTTTTTAAGACTCATAATGGTTAATCTCCGTATTAAATATTACTGAAGGGCTATTAAGAACTTCATTGGCTACTAAGTCTGTAGTATCCGAAGCCTTATTAGACTTAAGATAATGAAGTACAGACATATAAAACTCTGCTATCGCACTTTTCATAACGGTAAACCACCTCCGAAGGCAAAATGATGTAAAATAGATACAACACATATCATACCCCAAAAAATTAAGCCTAATAATAAAAAACTTGCTATATTTTTCATTTCCAATCTCCTGTATAAAGACAAAAGAATATTAAACCTTTAAACTTATAAGCAAACTGAGCACTTAATAACCCAGATACTCTAGCTTTTCTAGGTTCATGCATTGAAGAGTTAATAACAACCCACTGGCCTTTCTTAGGTCTATTTCGCGACATATTAAAGCTCCTTAATGGTTTTATGTTTAACTTTACGAGTGTACTTAATAGCAACTCTATGTTTACCGCCTTTAAAGTTCTCTGGCGGCTTTTTACGTACTTTTATAGCTTTTAATGTAAACTTTAGCATAACTTTTAAGACCTTTAAAGTCTATTTAGTGTACAATATGATTTTCTCTTGACATTTTACGTAAAGAGGCCATTAATTGAAGTATACAATGCATCGAGAAAGTATCTAAAGATTCTAAATACGTTGAAAAGGCTTCAGGATTACCTTTAATCTCCTCTAACTTCTTAAAAGTAACCTTAGCTTTATCTAAAGCCTCTAAACTACACTTTATACTACATATAGGGCTAGTTATAATAAGCCCTGTTTCTCCGTCTTTAGGCTCAAAGTTATTATTACAATTAGCACATTTTAACTGTTTAAGTTCCATAGTAAATTCCTTTAATTAATTTAGGATTTAAACTTTCATCACATCTTTTAAGACCTTTAAAGTCTATTTAGTGTATAGTAGGGCCTTCATCAGCAATACAATCATTTATAATTGATATGTATTGAGTAATACAATCTATAGCGTAATCATTTAAAGACCTTAAGTACTCTTCAGTCTCTTTTGGATTATATATTAACATACGTAATTGCTCATATATATCTGTAGCCATTTCTAGCCCTTCTTGGCTACAAGCATCACTACATAGAGTACTGTTAATAATAACACAAGGTATAATACCCTCTTTAGGTAGGAATTCTTTACCACAATTAGCACATTTTAACTGTTTAAGTTCCATAGTAAATTCCTTTTAGCTTTACAATTTATGTATGGGTTAAGTTTTAAACACTTTCTATCTTCATAACGTCTGTACCAAGCCATAAAATACCTTCTGAACTGCTAAATACCCCTTTAACTATACCCCAATTATGCATTACAGTGTAAATACCTTCTAAGCATACAAAGGTATCGCCTACTTCTAAATCGTATAGTGTTAGCATATTAAACTCTCTAGTTATTTAAGATATAACGAATGTAAGGTTAAATGGGGTTACACTAGAGCTAGTATGTATACTACATACTTCTAGATCACCTTGCAGATCTAAATCCTCAGGTAACTTTAAACAGTTATAATATTTAGACTGATTATGATTTATTTTAATGTAATTACTACCATTAAAAGTGAACCCATGTCCTCTACTTATTTCATCTATAACAGTTGCTTCAGATACTCTTAAGTCCATAGTATTAACTTTCATACTAAATCTCCTAATATAACCACATCGTCTTTCTTAAATTTAAGCTTACTTTCATCATTAAAAGTAATACCATCTAAATAACCACCTGTATGGAGCTTATAAGTGCCGTTTACAGCTTTAGTAAGTACATCGAAAGTATAAAAAAGGAGTGTACCCTGCTTATAGTTACCTTCAATGACTTCCTTAGGCTTATAATAGCCCCCTTTAATAGTAATATATTTACTAGGTTTCATATTAAATCCCTATTATTTAAGTTTTAAAATTTTCATACTCTTCTTCTGTGCTGTAGTCTCTTAAAAGACGCATAGGTGTATCTGAATCAAGCGGTTTGAGCATAGCTCTCAACACCTTATTACAATGCGACTCATCCTCGACATCTAAGATAACAGTTATCGTAACTTTTCTATACATTTAAATCCCCTTAATCTCATTTAATGTCTAAAGTTTACGGACTCAACTCTGGCCAGCCCAATCAATCTACAGCGTGAGCCAACCAATGTCAACCTCTTTTGGCGCGCAGTTCTGCACATGTAAAAGTCCTGTGCATATACATGTTATTATAGTCTTGACTTGTCCCTAAGCATTAATACCAGTAAGGCTATTGAACATACACCTACTAATGTAAAGGAGAATGCAGGGTTTAGCCCTTCTAGTCCTAAAGTATTTAACCATAAATGCCCTTCTTGTACTAAGTAGATTATTGTTGCTGTTAACAGTACAGCTAAAGATGTTTTCATTTAAATCTCCTTAATTTCTAAATCAAAATATGTTATTTAGTAATAGTACCTTCCCACCATTCTTCCATACTAAAGGTAAGACTTTTAGCATAAACATCTAGTGTATCGTGGTCGACTGTTTTAACACGTATATTTATCATGTGTTACTCCTATTAATTAAGCCTGTCATCATCAGATAAGGCGGCTAGTCACCTTACGAAGCCCTATTAAGGGCTTTTCGACTCTTAATGCCTAAACAGGTCTCGGTAGAATATGACACCTAAATAGGCTATACTTAGCCCTACTATCGTAAAGGCAATAGAAGGGTTTAAACCATGACCTTCGGTTATCCACCTATGGCCTAAATACATAAGTATAACTATTAACAATGTTAATAACGACGCTATGACTGATTTCATCTTGCATGTGCTCCTTAAGGAGTGTGTGAGTGTGTGAGTATATAAAGGGGCCGAAGCCCCTAAAGGGTTATTTAGCTGTAACAGCTAAGAGGATTGCAGCGAGCGCTTCGCTTTGAGTCTTAAGACTCGCTTGTATCTGAGACTGCCCAGACTCTAAAGAGGCGACTCGTGCCTCAAGGACTTTAAAGTCCGATACATGTGTTGTGCCCTTAATGGACGCTTCACGCTGCTTAGCAGTGATCACCTTTTTAAACGCTGGTCGAGCTTGCTTCGCAGATAATTTACCCTTTTTGCTCACTTTACGAAAGGCTACGCCTTCTTTCAAGGCCACTACGTCATGGCTTGCTGGGCAAGTGTAAACACTATCAGGCTTATCAGGGTTAGCATAGCTAACAGTGTCACCATCAAGGGCAAGTATCATGTACTCCTTATTCCCTTTAGGGAATCTGAAGTTAACTGAATCAGGAAGGTCGGCTAAGGCAACTACGTTTACGTTTGTCATGTCATATGTACTCATAAGTGGTAAAAGCCGGAATTGGCTGGTCGAAATTTGTGGTGCCGATGTAGATTGCCATGCTTCTGGAATTTGTCAAGCCTTTTCTGGTGGGTGATTCTTCACGCGGTATCTTCGATACTCCTGCGAGAACACATGAAGAAAGGAGAAAGGGGAAAGTTAGGGGCTGAAAAGTCTCTAAAGACCTTCGGTCTATCGTGCGCTATAGAGCCCTAAAGGGCTATTACGCGCTATAGAGCCCTTAAGGGCTTCAAAGCCTTATTGAGCCCTAAAGGGCTATTACGCGCTATAGAGCCCTTAAAGGGCTTAATAGTCTATGTATTCCTGTAAGGAATAGCTAGGATTGCTACGATTTAGCCTAAAGGCTATAAGCTATTGAGATCCTTAGGGATCTTAGGGAGGCTAAATATACCCTAAGCCCTTTAGGGCTTCGTAGTCTAAAAAGTCAAGTCTACTTTACATTTAGCCCTAAAAGGGCTCTATAGTCTACGTAGCGCATGTAGCACATGTAGCCCTTAAGGGCTCTATAGCTCTGGATGGTGGGATTTAAAGGATTGAGGAGTGCTCTGAAGCCCTTAGGGGCTTAGGGGGCGGGCAGGTGCACATGGGCACATACACGTATATATACTAGTGGTCGTGTAAGATTAGAATAATTAGAAGTGTCAAGTTGTGGGCTTAAAGGTAGTAGAGTATCTGAGGGGCTTTATAGTCCCTAAGGGGCTTAAAGGTAGTAGAGTAGCTGTAGAGTATCTGAGGGGCTTAAAGGTAGTAGAGTATCTAGATTAGATAATAATAACGAATAAGGCCCTATAGGACTGAGGGAGTCTTATAGGGCCTTAGTAGGATTTATAGAACTATATAGGGCTATATAGTTACTCTATAATTAGATTCAAGCTTGGTAGGCATGATTACCATAGTATACAGGTAGATTTAGGATTTGTCAAGGTATTTCTTATTTATTTGCAATTAAGACTTGACAGTTCCGTAACTTAGAGGTATAATAGCTATATGGACTATTTACCAACTAATGCTTATACTGAAAGACGATTAACCCAGAAACAAGTAGATCTATTAGATAATCTACCTTCATGTAACTTTGATCCTATTAAAGCCGCTATAGCTGCTGGCTATACAGAACCCTATGTAGCCTCTAGAGCCTTAAGAAAGGAGATAACTGCTTTAGCAGAAGAGACTATATCTAATACAAGTCTTAAAGCTTTAAAGACCTTAATAGATGTCCTAGACAATGATGCTCCTACTATGAACCTAAAGGAGAAGATAGCAGTAGCTCAGGATTTACTTGATAGAGCAGGGCATGCTAAGAAGCAAATAATGGAAGTTAATCATGAGATTAAAGGAGGAGTCTTTATTCTTCCTGATAAGAAGCCTGTTAACTTTATTGAAGGAGACTATGAGGATGTCTAAAAGTACTAAATATGCATCTAGTACATTCTCTAAGCTGCCTAAGCTTCACGCTAGGATACCCTTTGGTTATACTATAGACCCTGATGACCCTTCCTATATACTCCCCGTATACGACACCCTAGAGGCCTTAGAGACTGCTTTAGAGTATTTAGCATTTAAAAGCGTATCGTATAGAGAAGCTGCTAGATTTATAAAGGAATTTAGTGGTGAAGTTATAACCTATGAAGGCTTGAGGTTAATGATTAAAACTATGAAGCATCCTATCTTTCATAATGGAGAGTATCCAGATTAAACCTACAGTAGAGGAAATACTCCTTAAAGACCTTAAAGACATAAAGACCTCTGAGTTTAGAATCCTAGAGGCTGACCCTTCTATTACTCTATGGGAGCTATTCCCTGAACTATATATTACTGATATAGAGGGTAAATTTAAATTAAAGAAAAATGGAGAACCTCAAAGACGCCCCGGTAAGAAGTATGGTAGTAGAGGTAATATACTTCATAGTTCTGATCAGGCTAAGAAAGATGCTAAGGCTCAACTAAGACAACAAAAGAAAGTAAAGGCAGCTTTACAGGTTAAAGTAAAATTAGCAGCTAGTAAGATAAAGACTAAAGAGAATGCTTTAGCTCGTCTAGATGGTAATGCTAAAGATAGTATAGTATCTCATGAAGAGCTTGATAGACTTCCTCAGAGTGTAAGAGATCAACTAGCTCAGAACCAATCTGAGATTGTCTTTAAAGCTAATAAAGGGCCTCAAGAGGACTTCTTATCAGCAGGAGAACTTCAAGTCTTATTTGGAGGAGCAGCAGGAGGAGGTAAAAGTTATGGTATGCTAGTAGACCCTCTTAGACAAATGAGCTTCAAACATGCTAAAGCCCTCCTTATTAGACGTACTATGCCTGAGCTGAGGGAATTAATTGATAAATCCCATGAGTTATATCGTAAAGCTTTTCCGGGTTCTGTTTTTAAAATAATGACGAACACATGGACATTTCCTTCAGGGGCTAAATTAGAGTTTGGTTTCTGTGAAAAGGATAGTGATGTCTATAGGTATCAAGGGCAAGCATATACTTGGATAGGCTTTGATGAATTAACTCAGTGGCCTACTGCATTCTGCTGGAATTATCTATTCAGTCGTTTACGTGACGCTTCGGGTACAGGTATAGAAGTGGCTATGAGAGCTACAGCTAACCCCGGAGGAGCAGGAGGGCATTGGGTTAAGAAGATGTTCATTGACCCTGCACCAGCTAATGAGACCTTTGGTAGTCCTGTTAAGATGCTAGATGGTAGTATCATGTATGTAACTAGGCGCTTTATCCCTTCAAAGCTAAAGGATAACCCCTACTTAGACTCAGGGCAGTATGAGATGACATTAGCATCTTTGCCTCCTGTATTAAGACAACAGTTACTAGAAGGTAACTGGGACGTTACTGAAGGAGCAGCTTTTCCTGAGTTTGACCCTACATCTCATGTAATACCTCCATTTGAACTACCTGCTCATTGGGAAAGGTATAAAGGAGTAGACTATGGCTATGCCGCTGAGAGCGCCTGTATATGGGCAGCAGTAGATCCAGAAGACGGCACCCTGATTATATATAGAGAATTATACAAAAAAGGCTTGACAGGTTCTCAATTAGGTGCTATAATGAGAGAGATGGAACTTCCTGACATAAGGAGTGTCCAAGGAGTCCTAGACGGTGCAGCATGGAATCAATCTGGAGGAGGCTTTAAAGGCCCTACAGTTGGTGAAGTACTAGTATCTATGGGACATAAGCTAAGAAGAGCTGATAAAAACAGAAAGGCTGGTAAGATACAATTCCATGAGAGGTTAGCAATAGCCACTACTGGAAGACCTAAGATGCAAATATTCTCATCTTGCCCAAACCTTATAAAAGAATTACAAGCTCTACCCTCTGCTAAGAACGATCCAGAGGATGTAGATACTAATGCGCCAGATCATGCCTATGATGCCTTAAGGTATCTTATAATGAGCCGACCTAGAATGGAAGGACATATGCAAAGGATGGCACGATTCAAATCAGAATACCAAGAGCCCGCTGATAGCGTGTTCGGATATTAAATTAAACTTGCAAGGTTAATTAAATGGAATATAACGAAATTAAGTCTCCCGGCGGTAACGGAGTATCAATGGACACCGCAAAAACTATGCGAGGCGGAACCAATACTCCCGTTGCCCAAGGAGACCCTAAATATAAAAGCATGAATGGTGATGGTGTTACTAAAGGCCCTCAAGGTAATTCCCTAGAGTCTAATGTATCCCGAATGGACGCAATGGACAAAAGCGGATTTCGCTCTACTTCTAAGCCCCTTTAAAGGTAAAGATTAGTATAAATGTCTAATTTAGTAGATTCCAGTTTTATATTCCAACCAGAAGATGATCAAGAATCTCATCAATTAAAGTTAGATGAGCAGGTTGAGAGGACTCTAATAGGCGAGATAAAGTCTAGGTTCGAAGAAGCAGCGCGAGGCCGAGAGGTCAAAGAGCGTCATATGCTTAGTGCTTACCAGAATTACCGTGGTGAGTACGGAAAGAATGTAAAGTTTAGAGAACATGAAAAGTCTAGAGTATTCATTAAGGTTACTAAGACTAAAGTATTAGCTGCTTATGGTATGCTAATAGATGTTCTATTTGGTACTGGTCAGTTTCCTATAGGAATACAAGAGACAGAGGTTCCTGAAGGGGCTTCAGAGCGTGCTCATCTAAAGACTAATGGTGAGACTCAAGTAGAGTTACCAGAAGATACCCAAGAAGATATTGTAGAGAATCCTTTCGATGTAGGCTACAATGGAGATGGTAAAACATTAGCTCCCGGTGCTACGTTTAGAAGTGCTACTAAGTTCCTTAAAGACTCTGAAGAGAAATACTCTAGTCCTGAAGGCCCTGTATTAAAAGAAGGTGCTTCACCCTCTCCTGATGTACCAGAAGTAAACCTAGCTAAGCAAGCAGCTAGACAGCTTCAAAAGCTTATTCACGATCAGATACAAGAATCTAATGGTGAGACAGAAATTAGAAGTACTATATTTGAAATGTGCCTATTAGGTACTGGCTGGATTAAAGGCCCTTTCAATTATAATAAAGTACTACATAACTGGGTAGAAGATGAAGAGGGGGTTAGAACCTATCAGCCAGTTAATGTACGAGTACCAAGAATAGAATTTGTTTCTTGTTGGGATATGTATCCAGATCCTCATTGTACTACTATTGAAGATTGTGATTATCTAATACAAAGAAGAAAGATGACTCGTTCAGAGGTAAGAGGACTAGTTCGTCTTCCTAATTTTGATAAAGAGGCTCTAAGGAAAGTATTACAAGACGGCCCTAACTACGAAGTACAGGACTTTGAGTATACTATACGAGCTGATGACTCCTCTGATACAACCTCTATAGGATCTAATCGCTTTGAAGTCTTAGAGTATTGGGGAACTATTGATGCTGATGCAGCTAGAGAGATGGGTATTAAGGTGCCTGACTCTGTAGATGATTTAGACGAAGTACAAGTAAACGTATGGATATGTGGCGATCAGATGTTAAGAGGTGTAGTCAACCCTTTCATCCCTGCAAGACTTCCTTATCATGCTTGCCCTTACGAAAGAAATCCTTATAGCATTTGGGGTATAGGAGTAGCTGAAAACATGTCAGACTCTCAAGCCTTAATGAACGGCCATATGCGTATGGCTATAGATAACCTAGCGCTTAGTGGTTCAATGATATTTGATATCGACGAGACAGCTTTAGTAGCAGGTCAATCTACTAAAATATATCCCGGCAAAGTATTCAGACGACAAGCAGGCTCAGATAAGCCAGCAGTAATGGGAATTAAGTTTCCTAATACATCAAATGAAAACCTAGCTATGTTTGATAAAGCACGACAACTAGCTGATGAACAGACAGGTATCCCTAGCTACTCTCATGGTGATACAGGCGTAGGATCTATGACTAGAACAGCATCTGGCATGTCTATGCTAATGGGAGCTGCTTCATTAAACATAAAAACTATTGTTAAAAATACAGATGACTTCTTATTTAAACCTTTAGGCGTTGATCTCTTTAGATGGAATCAGCAGTTCTTTAGAGGTAAATTAGGAATTAAGCAGGATCTAGAAGTTAGAGCTTTAGGTACCTCTTCTCTTATGCAGAAAGAAGTAAGGTCTCAAAGACTCACTATGTTCATGCAGACAGCAGCTAACCCAGCAGTAGCTCCGTATGTAAGGATGTCTACTCTAATTAAAGAGTTTGCTCATAGTATAGATTTAGACCCTAGAGAATTATTAAATACGCCTGAGGAGATAGCAATAGCTCAAGCAGTTTTAGGAGCACAGAATGGAACTCAAGGAGGCGCAGGGGCTGGCCCCGCTGGTCAACAACCCGGCATGGGACAACCTAATGGAATGGGCACAGAAGCTCAAGCATCTGGAGCATCAGAAGCTGGTGACGGCAACATCTCACCAAGAGTTCCTGTCGATCCAAGCAGCCCTAGTTTTTCTGGGTAAGTTAGAGGATATAGAAGTTAATGTCAGAAATGCAATCAAACCCCCAGACGAAGATGGCTATTGAGCCTGATAGTACGATTGAAGACCAAGCTATTGATTACTTCCTTGATGAGAATTTAGATCAAGACTCCCAGATGTACTTGATGAACATTATATCTAATGATCCTAAATTAGAACAGATATTTGAAACCGTTGTTATGAGAGCTATAGAGGTCTCTAAGGACGGTGCAATAGAAGGCCCAGGAGACGGAACAAGTGATTCTATACCTGCTAGGCTTTCTGATGGAGAATTCGTTTTTAGCGCTGAAGCCGTACAGGTGATAGGCGTTGAGAACTTAGAACGGATGCATAATGAAGCGAAAGCTTCTGGGACATCTATGGCTTAGGACGGCACATCCTAAGAAATTTTAAACTCTGAGGCCAACTTAAGACTAAAGTCCCTCTATTCCGCTTGTGCAAGTGTGATAGAGCCAAACTTTAGAATAAGCCCCACTAGGAGATAGTATGAACGACGAAGTAGCTAACCCTTATAATAGAAGTAAGGAATGGCAGAACGTAGATGAAGAAGAGTTTGTAAGCTCTGATTCGCTTTTTAACCCTACGAGCCCTAAGCAAGTAGACCCCGATAACTCGGCCAATCTAAATGCTAAGGACGACCCTTACAAAGTACGGTATGATGAACTGAAGAAGCATCACGACAACAAACTACGTGATCTTCAACAGGAACTCAAGCAGGTGAAAGCAGAAGCTCAAGCCCAAGTACCAGTATACCAACCGCCTAAGACGGCTGAAGAGATTGCAGAGTTCAAAGAAAAGAACCCTGAGATCTATGCAGTCTTAGAGACTGAGATCCATAACAGGACTTCAGATACTAATGATAAAGTCCAGCGACTCGACGAACGTGAGAGTAAAATCCTTGCTAGAGAAGCTCAAGCTGAGATCAGAAGTATCCATCCTGATTTTGATTCCATTAAGGTTGATCAGAATTTTCACGATTGGGCCAACGCTCAAGAAGAGTTTATTCAGGATTGGATTTATAAGAATCCGTATGATGGTAGTAAAGCCGCTAAAGCTATTAGCCTATACAAATCTGAGAAGGGTATCGTTACAGGAACCGTTCAAGACACTGGCCGTCCAAATCTAGATGAGGAAGCAGCAACCTTACTTCCTACTCGTAACTCAGGATCTGATACTAGACCTGAAAAGAAAGTTTGGAGAGAATCTGAAATCAATAAGTTAAGTCCTGCTCAATTCGAAAGATATGAAGAGGAGATTGACATAGCGATTGCAGAAGGCCTTTTTGTGAGAGGTTAATTTTAATAACTTAGGAAACTACAATGGCTCAATTTGAAGAAGCCAGTACCCCGAGTATTTCGAATTTTGACTCCGCAATCAGTGGTCAGACTAATACTTTCTTTCTACCTTCGGTTTATTCTAAAAAGGTTCAAAACTTTTTTCGAAAGGCTTCGGTAGTAGAAGGTATTACTAACACTGATTATTCGGGCGAAATCGCATCATTCGGTGATACTGTAAACATCATCAAAGAACCAACTATCACTACCTACGACTACACTCGTGGTGATGATACAACTCAAACACTTTTGTCAGACCAAGAGTTAACCCTCGTTGTTGACCAAGCACGCGCTTTTAAGTTCATCGTAGATGATATTGAAACACGTATGTCCCATGTTAACTTCAAGGAAGTTGCAGCCAGTGCCGCAGCTTACGCTCTTAAAGACCAGATGGACACTAACGTCCTATCGTACATTAGCACACAAGCAACTGCCGGTAATGGTAGTACTGTAATTGGTGCTGACGACGCTACTGCTGGTTCTCTTGCCACTATTGATGGAGGTGCGACTGAAGCTGTAAACATTGACACTACTGCTGCTGATTCAAGTGATCCTCTAGACGTAATTGCTAGAGCAGCTCGTGAACTAGACGACAACAACGTACCAGAGGAAGATCGCTGGTTTGTTGCTAAGCCTCAGTTCTATGAGATCTTGTCTCAAAGCGCTTCGAAGCTGATGAGTGTTGATTACAATGCTGGTCAAGGTTCTTTGCGTAATGGTCTAGTAACATCTGGTTTGCTTCGCGGCTTCAAGATGTACAAGTCCAACAACATTACTGCTGGTTCTAATGCAGACGTAGCCTTAGCAGGTCATATGTCCGCTGTATCAACAGCAGGTACGATCCTTAATGTCGAAACACTTCGGCACCAGAATTCTTTCGGTGATTTATGCCGAGGTCTTCATGTCTACGGACGTAAAGTACTTCGACACAATGCACTCGTTAAGATCTTTTGGACTATCACTACCGACGCCTAATAGCGTTTAAACAGGGCCTCTCTTCGGAGGGGCTTTTTTATATTTATAGGATCTAAATGGCGACTACATTCCTACAAGCAACTAATAAACTACTCAGAGAGTATAATGAAGTAGAACTAAGCGCAAGTAATTTCTCTAGTGCTGTAGGTATTCACGCTACTGTAAAGGACGCAGTGAATGAATCCTACTTAGATATAGTAAACGACGAAGAGCAGTGGCCTTTCCTTATAGAAGGAAACCCTGAAGAGCCCTTTAGAGGCTCATTATATGTTGAGAGCGTAATAGGTCAACAGTGGTACCTATTAAAGACAGGATCAGCAGATATACGAACAGATTTTAAGTCGGTGGATTGGGATACATTCCATCTTACCGACTATGGTGTAGCAGGGGCTAGTGCTCCTTATGAACATCAGAACCTAAATTATATGGATGAAGACAGATGGTCTTTATTCTTTAAAGAACAAGATATAGAGAGTATAACTTCAGGTAATAATGAATATAATTTACCTAGTAGAGTAATAAGAAGTGCTGACACAAGGTACTTTGGACTGTCTCCTATACCTGACGCAGTATATAGAATATACTTTAGTGCTTGGACAATACCTACTGCCTTAGTACTACACAGTGATCAGTTAGTTATACCTGATAGATGGGTTAATGTTCTCTACGCAGGCGCAAGAGTTCCTATGTGGGGATTTAAAGCAGATCCTATACAGGTCTCTATGGCTACTAAGAAGTATGAGAAGGCTTTAGGGAAGATGAGAACAAACCTAATCGACTCTACTCCTGATGATATACATGATGACAGGATCAAGTTTTAATGCCTGAAATGCAACCCTATACCGCAGTATCTTCAGGAGGCCTAGATTTAATCAGTAGTGCCTATGAATTACTACGTACTCCTAATGTAGCTACTAAGTTAGTTAACTTTGAAGTAGCTCTAAGTGGTGGGTATAGAAGAATAAATGGCTTTACATTATTTGGTGAGGGGTCGTCTACTAGACCTGAATCATCTAATAAAATATTAGGAATATATCCTTATGGATTAGGAGTCATAGTATGCGTAGATACAAGTGTTTACTACTCTGAAGACGGTATTACTTGGTTACAGGTTAATAAAGACACAACTAGTGGTGGTAAGACTTTAGCTCAGATGCCCGGTACAGCGGCTTTAGATAGACCAGTACAAGGAAGGGCCCAATTCATTATGATGACAGCCCCAGCAGGTAGGACATCGACTACTTATGGTAGTCTTAGTATAGCTACAGGCCCTAATAAGCTTGCTAGGTTTAGAATAGAAGGTACAGGAGGATCTAGGACTTATCACTATGAAGAGGTAAGTACCCCTGCCGCTGCTTTATATTTAGAAGAACATGAGAAGCATTTATGCTTAGTAGATACTACGAATGCTCCAAGTACATTATATTACAGCGCTAATAACGATGATGGTGATTTTTCAGGTACTGGATCTGGTAGTGTCGTAATCAATGATAAGATTGTAGGTATTAAGAGTTTCCGTACAGAGCTTATGATCTTTTGTGAAAATAGTATATATAAACTAGTGAATATAAATGACCCAACAAATATTAGAGTGGATCAGGTTACTAACAATATAGGCTGCGTTAGTGGTTATACAATTCAAGAAGTAGGAGGTGATCTTATCTTCCTTGCTAATGATGGTTTTAGGACTATAGCAGGGACAGCACGGATTGATGATACAGAGATAGGGACTTTAAGTAAAAAGATCCAGCCTTTAGTTCTTAGTATTATTAGAAACAGTGATTCATTTATATTTACTAGCTGTGTTATAAGGAATAAAAACCAATATAGATTATTCTATACTAATGAAAATAATGAATCAACTACACAAAAAGGAATTATAGGTACATTAAGATTAGACTCTCAGACAGGATCTTTAAACTATGAGTGGTCAGAGACTAAAGGTATTGAAGTATCATCTATAGCCTCATACTATGATAATTTAGGAATAGAGAAAACCTATCATGGAGACTTAGATGGCTATGTATACTCTCACGATGTAGGTGATACATTTAATAATGTTAATATTAGATATGCTTATAGTACTCCTGATATAGACTTCGGAGATGCTGGTATGCTAAAGACTCTTCATTATATGTTATTGTCTGTAAAGCCTGAAGGGGCTTCTGACATTAAGATGAGGGTTACTTATGATTTCTCTACACCTTTAAAGATTCAACCAGCTCTCCAAGATGTAGGTACTGTAGTTTACCCTAGCTACTATGGTACAGCAGTATATGGTACAGCGACCTATGGAGCATCAGTATCTCCTAATAAACGTATTAATTTAAGAGGCTCTGGAACCAGTGCTTCCTTTCAATTTTCAGGCGTAGATGCCTTAACACCTTTTACAATCACAGGGTTCTATGTAACCTTTATGCCTTCGGATAGGAGATAAGACCTTGGCAGGATTCACAAGACAATCGAGCTTTAGTGATGAGGATATCATTGAAGCTTCTGATCATAATAATGAGTATGATGCTTTAGCATCTTCATATAGTAATACTACTGGTCACTCTCATGATGGTACTGCTAATGAAGGGCCTGTAATAGGAGTAATAGGCGATGCAGGCGTAGCTACTCCTCTTAATAAAGTAGAGATAGATACAGGTAATAATAATGTAGGTTTCTGGGTAGATGTATCCAGTGTTTCTGTAGAGCAGTTTACTGTATCAGATGGCGTTATAGCTCCTGTAACTAATAACGATATTAATCTAGGTACAGCATCTTTAGGCTTTAAAGATTTGCACCTAAAAGGTAATGGACTTATAGCTGGTACTCTAGGAGTTACAGGAGTACTGACCGCAACGGCTTTCGTGGGCAACTTAACAGGCAACGCATCAGGTACAGCGGCTACCGTGACTGGCGCAGCTCAAACCGCGATAACCAGCTTAGGTACGCTAACAGCGCTCCAAGTCGATAACGTCAATGTCAACGGCAATACCATCACGGCCTCGACAGGCGCATTGAATTTAACCCCTGCCTCTGGTTCTGCAATTGTTCTGGACGGAACTATCAACGTAGACGCTGGCGTGGTTACTGGCGCCACCTCTATCACCTCTACGAGCCTTGTAGGCGCTCTCACGGGCGATGCTTCCGGCAGCGCAGCTACAGTCACAGGCGCGTCTCAATCGGCTATTACCACTCTATCTAACCTAGTCACAACAGGCGCTTTGAATTCAGGCTCGATTACCTCTGGATTCGGCGCTATTGATATAGGCACTAGCACCCTAGCCGCTGGCGCTACTGACATCACAGGAACACTTGATGTTAGTGGCGCAACAACCCTCACAGGCGGCGCGTACATCGGCGGAACGGCAGCGGCTAATCTGCTGGATGATTATGAGGCTGGAACTTTTAGCGGCGCTTTGTACGAAGGATCTAATTTCCTAACTACAGCGACAGGCTACTACGTCAAAACAGGTGACAGCGTGACCATCACGTGGAAATCAAATTTCACCGTAACCAATACCAACAACGGCTTGCTCTATCTACAAGGGATGCCATTCACCCCCCTTGTAGACTGCATTGGAAATGTTCAAGTAAGAATGCTTGGCACGGGTGCTACAGGATTATGTATTTTCGCGGCTGACGCCTCAACAACACTACAGTTTAGACAGTTGGACAATTTAGGGTATCAGGCAAACGTGTATCAGGACGACATTCTTGCAACAAATGGAGCGTCTAGCGATTACGTTTGGGTGACCGTTACTTATCTCACAGAATAAACAAACCATATGCCCACCGGACGGTAGGCACAGACAGGAGCAACACACAATGGCAGAACTTAAAAACATCGATGAGGCATACGCGGTCAGCGAGGATGGGCGCGTATGGAGTTACAAGACTAACAGGTGGTTAAAACCAGCCGTAACGGGAAGCGGA